CAAAAAAGCTGGGTATGGAAGAAGTGCCGTGCGTGTGCGTGGACGATCTGACACCGGAGCAAGTGAACGCCCTGCGGCTTGTGGATAACAAGAGCAACGAAAGCGATTGGGACTTTGATCTGTTGGCTGATGAATTGCCTGGTCTCGACCTGTCGGCTTTTGACTTTGATTGGGGCTTGCCGGAAGACACAACGGACGAAGTCACTGAGGACGAAGCACCGGAGGTCGACGAAGAATCTGAACCGATTACCAAACTTGGCGATATTTGGCAGCTTGGACGGCACCGGCTTATGTGTGGGGACAGCACGTCCGTGGAATGTGTACAAAAGCTCATGGGGGGGGCACAAGCAGACCTTTTGCTTACAGACCCGCCGTATGGTGTTGATTATACAGGTAAAACGAAGGACGCACTCAAGATTGAAAATGATGCGAAAAGCGATGACGAGTTTATTGCGTTTTTGCAAGCGGCATTTGAAGCGGCTAACTCTGTGATGAAACCCGGCGCGGTATTTTACATCTGGCACGCCGATTCAAAAGCATATGTTTTCAGAATGGCGTGCCAGATGACGGGATGGGAAGTTCGGCAGGTTTTGATTTGGGTTAAAAATGCAATGGTCATGGGCAGGCAAGACTACCAGTGGAAGCATGAGCCTTGCCTATATGGGTGGAAGGCGGGGGCTGGTCATCTCTGGGCATCTGATAGGAAGCAGACAACGGTGCTTGAATTTGATCGCCCGACAGCGAATAAAGAGCATCCGACTATGAAGCCTGTTGCGCTATTTGACTATCAAATCAAGAATAATACCAAGGGCGGCGACATTGTTCTCGACCTGTTTGCCGGAAGCGGGACAACCGTTGCTGCGTGTGAGCAGAATGGCAGAAATGCTTATGTTATGGAGTTTGACCCGAAGTATTGCGATGTGATTGTAAAGCGGTGGGAGAACTTGACGGGCAAAAAGGCGGTGCTTCTGCATGACGATTGAAGAAGCGCAGGCGATTATCGCCAAGACGAACAGCCCGTACTTAAAGCGGGATATGGAGAAGTTTATCAAACACCAGCGGAGAAAGGAGGGCGCGTATGGCAAGGCCAAGAAAGGAAATAGATCAGAAGCAGTTCGAAAACCTCTGCGGCCTGCAATGCACGCTTGAGGAGATCTGCGGCTGGTTTGGTGTGACCGACAAAACGCTGGATGGTTGGTGTAAACGCACATATCGTGCAAGTTTTTCCGAAGTATTCAGGCAAAAGCGAGGATTGGGGAAAGTATCCTTACGTAGAAGCCAGTGGCGGCTTGCCGAAAAGAACGCAAGCATGGCTATTTGGCTGGGGAAACAGTACCTTGGGCAGCGCGATATTGTTGAGCTGGGTTTGCCGACTGATAACGCACAGGAGGATGCTTTGAGCGTGAGCCTGCGTGAAATGGCAGAAGGGTTGGAGAGCGATGATTAGCCCGAGGCAGCAGAAAATCCTTGCTTTCCCCTATTCCAAGTATGACGCGCTGATCTGCGACGGCGCCGTTCGTTCCGGCAAAACCTCCATCATGATGTGGGCGTTTGTCCGCTGGGCGATGGAGAATTTCAGCGGTCAGCGCTTCGGTGTGTGTGGCCGCACGGTGGATAGCTGCACCAAGAATATCATCGTGCCGTTCACAGCGATGAGCCTTGCAAAGGAACGTTATATCATCCGCTGGCGGCGCGGCGACAAGGTGATGGAAGTGCGGCGCGGAGCCGTGACGAATTACTTTGAGGTGTTCGGCGGCAAGGATGAGGCCAGCTATACGCTGATCCAAGGCCGGACGCTGGCTGGTGTGCTGCTGGACGAAGTGGTGCTGATGCCGCGCTCGTTTGTGGAACAGGCGCTTGCACGTTGTTCCGTTGACGGTGCGCGGTTGTGGTTCTCCTGTAACCCCGGCAGTCCACATCACTGGTTCTATCAGGAGTGGATCAAGCGAAGCCGTGAGCGCAACGCACTGTATCTACATTTTGAAATGACGGACAACCCCGGCCTGAGCAAGCGCACCCTCGAACGGTACGAGAATATGTATGCCGGTATATTTTATGACCGGTATGTGCGCGGCCTGTGGGTAGCGGCAGAGGGCATCGTTTATAAGGACTTTGCCAACGATACAGAAAAGTATTTGATCGGAGACCCTTTGGAGTGGGCCAAGCAAAACGGCGCCAGCTTTTCAATCATTTCAATTGGCGTTGACTTCGGTGGTACAAAGTCCGCAACGAAATTTCAAGCCACCGGGATCACAAAAGATTTCCGTGTTGTGGCGTTGGAAGAAGAATACATCAAAAACGAAGAGATTGACCCGAATGCATTAAACCGGCGTTTTGCTACGTTCTGCCAGCTGATAACGTCAAAGTATGGGTACAGCCAGACAAGAGCGGATAGCGCGGAAACGGTGCTAATTCGTGGGTTAGATCATACCGCGCAAAAAATGCGCCTCGGAACGCAGGTCAAGAATGCAATGAAACTGCAAATCACAGATAGAATCAGGCTTGTGGTGCTGCTGATGAAACAGGGTCGTTTTAAGGTTTCGCGCAACTGCCCGCATCTGATCGATGCACTGCAAACCGCGATTTATGATCCTGATAAATTTGAGGACGAGCGCTTGGATGACGGCACGTCCGACATCGACAGTTTGGATGCTTTTGAGTACAGCATTGAGCCTTATTACAAAGACCTGGAACGTGCCGGGCACATGATGGGACGGTGAAATAGTGAATATTCGGAGAGCATTAAAGGATCTTGGGTTTGACACGGTCGACAATAAATTCTATTCTCTGATCGACCTGTGGGCCGCATGGTATAAGGGAAACGTTGAAGATTTCCACAGCTATACGGTGTGGAATGGAATTGAAGAGCTGGAGTGCCACCGGTATTCGGTGGGAATGGGAAAGAAAGTCTGCGAGGACTGGGCCAACCTCTTAATGAACGAGCGAGTCAACATCACGCTTGAAGGCAAACAGGAACAGGAATTTATCGATACTGTTTTTGCCGATAACAACTGGGAGGTCAAGGCTAACGAATCGCAGGAGCGCAAAGCGGCAGTAGGAACCGTCGCGTATGTGCCGGTGATGGAAGGCATGGGAATTAACCCAGATACAGCAGAAATCATTGACTCTGGCCGCATTCGCATCAACTACGTCAGCGCCTGGAACATCTACCCGCTGACGTGGGATAACGGCGTTATCCGCGAGTGTGCGTTCGCATCCACTCGGAAGGTCGATGAAACAGAATATACTTACATCCAGGTGCACCGGCTGCGCAACGGCGAGTATGACATTGAGAACCATCTGTATGATGCGGAGGAAGTACCGCTGGCCAGCGTGAAAGGGTTTGAGACAATTCCTCCGGTGATTCATACCGGCAGCGACAAGCCGCAGTTTGTGATTGACCGGCTGAACATTGCAAACTCTGACGAAAACAACCCGCTTGGCGTGGCTGCGTTTGCCCACGCCATCGACCAGCTTAAGAGCGTTGACATCACCTATGATAGCTATGTGAACGAATTTGTGTTGGGCAAGAAGCGCATTGTGGTGCAGCCGGAGGCAACCCAGAGCATTGATGGTCGGCCAGTGTTTGATAAGCGTGAGACCGTTTATTATGTACTTCCGGAGGACAGAGGCGGCAACGGCAACATCTTGCAGCAGGTCGATATGTCGCTACGGACGGCGGAGTTTAACACCGGCATGCAAGATATGTTGAACATCCTGTCCAGCAAGTGCGGTTTTGGTGAGAACCATTACAAATTCAACCAGGGCAGCATCGCAACTGCCACGCAGGTCATCAGCGAGAACAGCACCCTGTTCCGCACGGTCAAAAAACATGAAATTGTGCTTGAACGGGCAATCACAGAGTTGTGCCGGAGCTTGCTCCGCATGGGAAATCGGTACATGGGCGCATCCCTCAATGAGGACGTCCAGATCTCCATTGACTTTGACGATTCCATCATTGAGGACAAGGGCCAGGACTTTAACCGTGACGTGCAGCTTCTTAACGCTGGCATCATGAACGATTGGGAGTTCCGTATGCGCTGGATGAACGAGGACGAGGCGACCGCAAAGGCGGCGCTGCCGAAGGCACATGACATGGTAACCGAGGAAGAAACGGAGGTCGAGTAATGGGATTTGGAGAAAACACTGGGACTTTTTGGGTTGTGAAAAATGAGCCGGTATCCATTTACCCCGGAACTACTTGATGCGCTCCCAGAGGAGCTGGCAGAACTGTTCCGGGCGCTTGAGCTTGTGTTGCTGGATGAAATCTGCTCCCGGTTGAAAGTTGCGGATGAACTGAACGAGGTAACGGTGCAGGACATCAAGGCGCTGCGGGCGCACGGCATTGACCTTAAAAAGATTAAAAAGGCCATACAAAAAGCAACCGGCATAAGTGAGCAGAAATTAAACAAACTGCTTGATGATGTTGTGGAACGCAATCAGCAGTATTACACCAATGTCATTGACCTTGCGCATATCACTCAGCCGGAAACGCTGGTAAGCATCGAGGACACCTGGGCCATATACCAGCAGACAAAGCGGGACTTGCGCAATATAACACAATCAATGGGCTTTTTGGTGGACGCTGGGCGCACAATGCTCCCACCTGCCAAAGCGTACCAATGGGCACTTGACAGCGCAGCGTTGCAGGTGCAGAGCGGTGCAATTAACTACAATCAGGCAATTAAAACGGCGGTAAAGGAACTTGCGGACAGCGGTCTGAAAGTGGTTGACTACGAAAGCGGCCATCGGGATCATGTCGATGTTGCCGTGCGAAGAGCCGTAATGACCGGCGTATCTCAAATCTGCGCCAAGTATACGGAGCAATCCTCAGAATATCTGGATACGCCCTATTTTGAAGTATCGGCCCATGTTGGCGCGCGAGATAAGCCGGGACCGTCACCGTGGTCATCGCATAAGGATTGGCAAGGACGTGTTTACAGCGTCCGTGTAGGGGACATTTACCCGAGCATTTATGATGTTTGCGGCCTGGGCGCTGTTGACGGCCTGGAAGGGGTCAACTGCCGCCACAGGCGGTTCCCGTGGGTTGAGGGCGTGTCCGAGCGCACTTACACGAATGAACAGTTGGAGCACATCGATGATGACCACGGATGCACGTTTGATGGCAAGGATTACACGGCATACGAGGCAACCCAGATGCAGCGCCGTATTGAGCGAACGGTTAGAAAGCTAAAGCGTGAAAAAGCCGCCTACAAGGCCGCAGGATTGCATGAAGATGAGACTGCGGTAAACATACGGCTACGGCGGTTAAACGCTAAATACAAGGCGTTCAGCGTGAAAGCTGGCCTGCCGGAGCAACCGGAGCGGATGCGCATCTATTTTACGGATGACGCAATGTTAAAAACGGCAAATGCCATGAAAACGCATCGGGCAAAAGTGGAAGTGTCTAACGCTAAAGACGATAGAGACACTCTTGAGTTTTTCGGCGCAGACGCAAGAGATAACTTGAATTCTATTGTGAAAAGACGTACAATGAAGCTGGAAAATGGCTTTGCTTGCTTCCCGGACGGTGACCCGCTGAATGAAAATGTTAAAAGGGTAAAACCTCTTAAAACATATTTTGACGTCGCTATGCACGGAAGCCAGACGGCAGTCGGATTTGGCACAAAAGAACTCAATATGTCACCGCGCTTACTTGCCGCAGTCATTCGGCATAGTAAAGGGTGGAATGGCCAGAAAGTTCGTTTGCTATCTTGCAGCACAGGCGCACGCATGGAAAACGATTATTGCTTTGCAGAAGAGCTGGCAAATGCACTTGGCGTTGAAGTGAAAGCCCCAGACGATGTGCTTTTTATTTCCGGTGCTGGCGTACTGAAAGTAGGAACACATGGGGAAGGAAATATTTTGCCGTTTACCCCAAATCAAAGAGGAAGGAGAAAGTGACATGGATTTCGGTTTTTTTAAAGGATTGCCATACAAGAATTCTATTGAGAATTTTGAAGACTATAAGAAATACAAAAATAGTATCCCAAAAGAAGCGATTTTAAGCCACATTTCCTCCCTCGATGCCGGGTTGACATCGCTGCCCAGTTTTGATATGTTTACTGGAGAAGAACTTCACGCAGGTATGTTTTGGGACGGTAAATTCACCTTCCCGTATGAGTTCCTGCATTACTACAAGAATTATGACATTGGCGTCCCCTATGAGTATGAAGCATATTTGAAAGAAATCGGGGTAGGCTAATGGATGATAAACTGATGCAGGCCAGCGAGGCTATTATCCGGCGCGGAAATGACGCGGAGATCCGGCGCAAGGGTGACGGATACATTGTGTTAGAGGTCAAGAAAACAATCAAATATTCAACTCCCGCGTAATTGGGCGCGGGAAAGGGCAATAGGAGCCAACTGCTGAGGAATTCTCGGTGGTTAGCTCTTTTGTTTTAAGTAAAACCCGCAAAGCACAGCGGTTTTTATAAAAACTATCGTCTGCGAAGAAACGCGGCCAAAGAAAAGGAGATAGTGTCATGGCACTTACACGAAAACTTTTGAAGGGTATGGGTCTCACCGATGAGCAGGTAGATACCATCATCGAAGCGCATACCGACACTGTGGACGGCCTAAAGGCGGATGTGACCCGCTACAAGGCCGATGCGGAGAAGCTGCCCGGCGTTCAGAAGCAGTTGGACGACCTCAAGGCGGCAGGTGACGGCGGTTATAAGGAGAAGTACGAGAAGGAACACTCGGCCTTTGAAGCCTTTAAGACCGACATCACGGCAAAGGAGAGCAAGGCGGCAAAGGAAAGGGCCGTCCGGGCTTACTTTGAGAGCAAAAACATCACCGGCGCAAATCTCGACCTTGCCATGCGCGGATGCGGCGAGGAAATGTCTGCCTTGGAGCTGGACGGCGAGAAGATCAAGGACACCAAGAGCCTTGACGCTCTCGTAGACGGCACTTATAAGAGCCTTGTTTCTAAGCCTGCTGTCCGGCTGGACATGGGCGCACGGCTCAACGAGGGCGGCAAGCCTATGACCAAGGACGAGATTATGAAAATCACCGACAGAACGGAGCGGCGCGCTGCAATCGCCGCAAATATGGATTTGTTTAGAAAGGAAGAATAAAAATGGCTGTTGATCCTAAGCTGATTAAGAAGGAAGATCTTGCCCGTGTTCGCGAGATCGAGTTTACCGAAATGTTCGGCTATTCCATCAAGAAGTTGATGGAGGCTCTGGGCGTTACCCGCAAGATCGCCAAGCAGGCCGGTACTGTGCTCAAGAGCTACAAGGCTACCGGAACTCTGGAAGACGGCGCTGTGGCCGAGGGCGAGACCATCCCTCTGAGCAAGTACAAGACCGAGGCTGTGAACTACAAGGAGATCACCTTGAAGAAGTGGCGTAAGGCCACTTCTGCCGAGGCAATCACTGATCGCGGCTACGATCAGGCCGTCGAAATGACCACCGATGAAATGCTGAAGGACGTGCAGAAAGGTATCCGCAAGGATTTCTTTGGCTTCCTCGCAACCGGTACTGGCACGGCCAGCGGTGCTACCTTCCAGGCGACCTTGGCTCAGGCATGGGGCCAGCTGCAGGTGCTGTTCGAGGATGACGAGATCGGCGCAGTGTATTTCATGAACCCGCTGGATGTTGCGGACTATCTCGCAACTGCCAACATCACCCTGCAGACCGCTTTCGGCATGACCTATGTCGAGAACTTTCTCGGCCTGGGCACTGTGATTCTGAACTCCAGCGTCCCCAAGGGAAAGATTTACGCCACCGCCAAGGACAACATCGTCCTGTACTACATCCCTGTGAACGGCGCAGATCTGGGCGAGGTGTTCAACTTCACCACCGACGCCACCGGTTATATCGGTATCCATGAGGAACCCGATTACACCAACATGACCGCATCCGATACCGTTATCAACGGCATGGTGTTGTTCGCCGAGCGCATTGACGGCGTGGTTGTCGGCTCCATCACTCCGGCAGTGGGGGGCTAAGCGAACTGCTGAGTGAGCCTGACCCTGAAACTTCTTCTTTCTCCAACATGACAAAAGCCCAACTGCTTGATTATGCCAGGGGAAACGGGGTGGACGGGGTCAGCAGTTCAATGCGCAAGGCTGACATAATCGCAGTATTGGAAGGGAGCTGACCCGTATGACATACGCTGATTATACATACTACGCCGGAATCTATATGGGTTCTGTGAGCGAGGAAGATTTTCCGCGTCTGGCTGTTCGGGCCAGCTCCTTCCTCGATTACTACACCCAAAACCGGGCGAAAGACAACGCTGATATGGACGCTGTAAAGATGTGTTGCTGCGCATTGGTGGACAAGTATCAGTTGATCGAGACCGCGCAGCAACTTGCCGCAACCAGGCTGACGGATGCGCTTACCGGCGGTGACGTGAAAAGTGAAACGGTAGGCGGGTATTCTCGCACACTGGCCAGCGGCGGGGAAAGCGCCGCTGCTGCATTGAGTGCCACGGACGGCGCAAGAAAATTGCTGGCGGAAACGTGCATGGAATACCTTGCCCATACAGGGTTGCTGTATCGCGGAGGTGGTTGCAGATGTACACTCCCCACACTGTAACGGTTTACAACGTCGTGCGTGAACCGGACCCTGCCACGCTAAAAGATGTCACAAACCTATATGTAACCGTGCTTGATGGCGTGTTCTGCGAGGCGGCAAAGGGAGTTAACGTGCGCAAAAGCGGGCTTGAAGGCGCCGACGCAGTAAACCTGTATATCCCATTTACGGTAAAAGCTGTGGATGGATTTAGCGGAAAGCCCAAGACATATACAGAGCCGCAAGCATTTTTTGCCTCAAGCGACAGGGCGGGCCTATGGACGTTATCCACCACCGGCAATGGTGGCGATACATTTTTCGTCAAAGGCGAATTTGTAACGGACAACGAGGGCGTGGCATTGGCGCACGATAATTGCTGGAATGTGACTAAGGTTGACGCAAAAGACTTTGGCAGCGCAGATATGCAGCATTGGGAAGTGGGTGGGAAATAAGTGGCCGTTACCTTTGCGATGCATTTTGGCGGCATGGAGGCCATCAAGGACAAACTGGCTGAGAGCTGCACCCGCGCTGAAAGCATTGTGGGGCAGCAGGTCATAAAAGACACCGCGCCGTTTGTCCCTGCACTTACAGGATCTTTAACAATACGCACGAGGTTAGACGGCAACAAAATTATTTACCCCGGGCCTTATGCGCGGTTTTTGTACTACGGCAAAGTCATGGTTGATCCGCAAACCGGCAGCACCTTTGCGCCAAAGGGCGGGACGAAGGTTTTGACAAACCGAGACCTTGTATTTTCCAAGGCGATGCACCCGCAAGCACAGAGCCATTGGTTTGAGGCTTCCAAAGCGCAGAACATGGAGAAGTGGGTGCGGGTGGCAGATAAGGCGGTGAAGAAATTTGGAAAAGATTAAAAAGGCCGTGTCGGCGGCGGAAGAAGATCAGGTATCGCGCAAGCTACTTGTGTGGCTGAACACATACGCGGAGTTGCCAGTCGACATTATACGCTTTGAGTTTCTTCCTGCAGATACTTCCGCTATGGCGATGTCCACCATTCAGGCGGCGTACATCGTGCGGAGGTATATCACCGGCGGTTATGTGGCGGAGTATCAGTTCAAGATAATCTACCGAGTGAAGCCGGGGAACAGCAACGACAAACGGCTCAAGGCTGACGAACTGTTAAACGCTATCGGAGATTGGGCGACCGGCAAGCGCCCCGACATTGGTACCGGAAAACGCGTTGTAAGCCTGGAGCCTACTACGCGATCTTCTTTGTTCGCTGTGTATGAAAACGGCGACGAAGATCATCAAATCTTAATGAAAATGAATTACGAGGTGAATACATAATGCCAGATTTGACTTTTACAACACCGGAAGGTCAGACCATTGACCGCGAACTTTTGATCGCATACCTGAATACGGGCTCCTCCGAGTCCCCTGTGTGGAGTGCTATCGGCAAGCGGGTGGAGGACAGCAGCGAGGAAATGGACTGGGGCCAGGAGAGCAAGCAGGATGTGCTGGGGAACACATTCACAACCATGAAAAAGCCCGTTATTACACAGACCTTTGACCCCATCCCCTTGGATGCTGGTGATGCAGCAGCCGTGAAGATGTGGAATTTGGCCGTAAAAGACCACGATGCGCAGGCGCTGGCCAACCAGGACATGATGATCGGCCACTTCTACGCCACCAGCGGCGATGCAAAGTTTGCCGAGCGTTATGATTCCTGCGCCATTGCCGTTACTTCCATCGGCGGCGAGGGCGGCGGTACACTAAACATCGCCAGTGAGATTACCTATGGCGGGACCCGCACTTTGGGGACCGTGGCGAAGGGCGCTGCCGGCAAGATCGAGTTTGCTGCCGCACAGTAAAAAATAGGGGCGGGGTTTCCCGCCCCATTATCACGCAATATACAAATAAATCGGAGGACACCATGAGCGAAAATATCATCAAAATTGATACCGGCGTAGTCACTAAAACTTTTGTGACTACCGACGGGAAAGAATGTGAATTTGCGTTTAATCCGCTGGATATGGGGCTTTCTCGTCGGCTTTTTTCCGCGTTTGAAAAACTCGACAAAATGAACGATGGTTATAAGGACGAAGTGCAAAAAAACGCCGATAAAAAGGAAATTTTTGACATTGGCCAAAAGATGGACCGGGAAATGCGGGAGATCATCAACGGAGAAGTATTCGGGTTTGATATCTGCACCCCGCTTTTTGGTGAGCTGAATCTTTACGCGCTGGCCAACGGATTCCCCATTTGGGCAAATTTGCTTTTTGCGCTGGTGGACGAAATGGATACTGCGTATGCCCGGGAGCAGAAGCTTACCAACCCGCGCATTAGCAAGTACACCAAGAAGTACCACAAATGAGATACAGCCTGCCAAAATCCGTGGAGCTGGGCGGGAAGGAATACGCCATTCGGTCTGATTACCGGGACATTTTGGACATTTTGGAAATGCTTTCTGATTCGGAGCTGGACAGCGCCGATAAGGCAGAGGCAGTGATGGAAATGTTTTACCCGGATTACGAGGATATCCCATACACGGAATACGAGAACGCGGTGCGGCAATGCATATCCTTTATAAATTGCGGCGAGGAAGAATGCCGGGATGAAAAGCGACCTAAGCTCATGGATTGGCAGCAGGATTTCCCGATGATTGCAAGCCCCATAAATCGCGTGCTTGGCACGGAAATCCGCTCCCTTGAATATCTGCACTGGTGGACATTTATAGCCGCATACCAAGAAATAGGTGATTGCACATTTGCCCAAGTGGTAAGCATCCGCAAAAAGAAATCCAAAAATCAAAAGCTGGATAAATCCGATCAGGAATTTTACAAGCAGAATAAGCATCTTGTGGATTTCAAACGGCAATACACGGATAGCGATGAAAAAGTTATCAATCAATGGATATAAAAAACCGCCCTCCTGTGAGAGCGGTTTTTGCGCGTTGGTTATAGGTCGATTTTTACGGTGTCTTTGTTCTTCAGATAGGAGAACTGCTTCACAAGCCTTTTTGCCTGCGGCGTTTTTTTCGTCACATCAAAAAGGATATATTTCGTTTGGACATCGGCCAGGTATGTGAAGATTAGATACTTTGTGTTCGTTTTTATGCTGCGTTTACTGGCACTTCCCCCAAGAATTGCACCGATGGGCCCGAGCAGCATTGCCCCCGCCACAGCGCCGCCGGCACTGGATACATACTGCTTCTGTATTTCTGTGTTGGTCATGATCGACACATCAATCAGTTTATCAGTTTGCAGATTAAACTCCTGACCGTTTGCCTGCATGATAATGCGAGAGCGCAAACAGGTTAGCTTGCACATGACATTCTGCGGCAGGTCCAGACCTCCTATAAACTGGAACTTGTCGACAAGAAGCAACTCGCCGTCACCGTACCGCTTTTTTAATTTGGCATTATTCGCTGAAACAAAAGCCAGTCTGCAAATAGCAACAATAATAATTACCAAGAACAGGTACTTGGTATCCATAAAACTCCCTCCCTTAAATTTTGGTATCAATAATATACCATATTAAAAATTCAAAAGCAAGTAGGTGATTTAATGTCGGATGGGTCTGTCGTGGTGGAAGTAAATGTTGACGACAAGCAGGCGCAAAAAGAACTCAATTCCATTACTCAGAAAATAGAAAGAATATCTGAAAAGTTAAAAGAGCAAAACACGGGGAAAACGGAGATTGTAAACCAATCTGCGCAACTCGGCGCACAGTTAGATGTAGCAAAAGCAAAATTGGAATACATGAAAAGCGGACAAGAGTTTTTTACATCCGATTCTATTCTCGGACAAGAAAAAAATGTATCTGCTTTACAAAAAGAATTTGACGCTGCTGCAGATAAATTAGATAAAGCAAACGAAAAAATCAGAGAAACCGAACGCAGATTAAATGCGGCAAAAGAAAAAGCCGCAGATTTACAAAAACAAGTTGCAGGGGCGCAAAAATCCGCCCAGGCACTTGCCCCGACAACAAAGGCGTTATCTCCTGCAGCTGAAAAAGCAGAAAAAAGTTTCAACAAACTTGTCGGGCGCATTAAGGGCCTTGCTAAGCGGGTATTTATATTCACAATTATTACCGCCGCGCTGCGGAAAATTAAGCAATATATGTGGTCTGCCATACAGACGAATGATGATGCTATGAATGCAGTTGCTCGACTAAAAGGCGAGCTACGCACCCTAGCGCAACCGATTGTCAATATAGCGATCCCCGCCTTTACGGCCCTGGCAAAAATCATCACATATACACTGACCGGCGCGTCTCGTCTGTTGTCCTTGCTTTTTGGCTCAACTTATAGCGCCTCGAAAAAAGCGGCAAAAAGCCTAAACGATCAACAAAACGCCATCGAGGGTGTAGGGAGCGCAGCGAAAAAAGCAAGCAAGTATTTGGCACCGTTTGACGAGCTTAACACAATAAGCGGCAACGACGCAGGAGGCGGGAGCGAAAGCGGAGGGAATGCAGTTAATTTTGATAGTGATATTGGGAGCGGCGTAAATGCCATAATGGCCCTAATGACAGGCATTGCGCTGCTTGCAATTGGAGCAATCCTTACTTTTTCCGGCCATGTTGGGGTAGGCATTGCGATGATGGTTGCAGGCGCGTTGACAGTATACGGTGTTTATGCATCCGACGGCGGAGAAGCAGCAAAGACGCTTGTGGAAACTGGTCTTTCAAAGATTCTGATTGCTATCGGCCCGATGATTGCAATTCTCGGCGTGGTTCTTATGTTGACCGGCAATATACCGTGGGGCCTTGGACTACTGATTGCGGGAATTGCGTTGTTTGCTGTCGGCGAAGTGGCGGAAAACTGGGATCTGCTCGGCACCAACCTTGTGGGAGCCCTTGCAAATATGCTAATCGATATTTCCCCTTACATTGCCCTGTTTGGCGCTGTGCTACTGTTTGTCCCCGGGCAGCAGGCCCTTGGTATTGGCTTGATTATCGCAGGTATTGCGTTGTTTGCTGTCGGCGAAGTCGGCGCGAACTGGGAGCTGCTCGGCACAAATTTGACATCGGCACTTACCAAAATATTCAGCGAAATTTCTCCCTATATTGCCGTATTTGGCCTTTTGCTGGCAATGGTGCCCGGTATGATGGCTGTGGGCATTGGCATGATCGTTGCCGGAAGCGCCATGTTTGCGTTTTCCGTAATTGCGCCCAATTGGGATAGCATTACACAGGCGCTTCGTGGCCCTCTTGGCAAAACTCTTGCTATGATCGGCGGTTTTCTTGTTGTCCTCGGGCTTATGCTTATTTTTTCGGGCGTAGGAATACCCTTGGGCATTGGGATGTTGCTTGCCGGTGGCGTTAGTTTGGCGGCGGCCATTGCACCAAATTGGGATTTCATCCGGGACAAAATCAAGAACGTTTGGCAAAAAATCAAAGAATTCTGGAACTCCTATATCGCTCCCGTATTCACTGCGGCTTGGTGGCTGAACCTCGGGAAAACCATTATGAACGGCTTGATCTCGGGTATTGAACGGGGCATCAACTGGGTGCTGGGCGGCGTAAGCGATATGGTGAATGGCATCACGGGCATCTTAAACAAGATTCCTGGCGTGAACATTGGGCGGGTCAATTGGGGAAATGTCCACATTCCTCGCCTGGCCCAGGGCGCGGTGATCCCAGCAAACCGGGAATTTTTGGCCGTACTGGGCGACCAGAAGCACGGCACCAACATTGAGGCCCCCCTGGACACCATCAAACAGGCCGTTGCGGAGGTGCTAGGGCAAGGCAGCGACCGGCCCATTACCATCATTGTCCAAATGGACGGCAAGGAGATGTTCCGGCAGATGGTGCGGGAAAACAACTCCCAGGTGCGCATGAACGGCAAAAGCCCGCTGCTGACGTGAGGTGACGCATGGAAGTACTTAAGGTAACAAAGAAATCCGGGGCTGTGGTATCTCTCCCGGCCCCGGATGAACTGAAATGGAACATTTCCGACCTAGACGCAGATGGGACCGGCAGAAACCAGAACGGCGATATGTTCCGCGACCGCGTGGCCGTGAAGCGCAAGCTGGAATGCTCCTGGCGGCCACTCGTCTCTGCTGAAATGGCCAAGCTTTTGCAAGCCGTGGACGATGTGTTTTTCAGCCTTACATACCCCGACGCGATGACCGGCACCGACCGCACTATGATGTGCTACGTAGGCGACCGGTCATCGCCGATCATGCGGCCCGAAACCGATGGGAAATGGCTGTGGGGCGGGCTGTCCATGAACTTCGTGGAGAGGTGACGCCATGTACAATGTCTCCACCGCGTTTCACGCCGCTTTTGCGGATTATGGCCGCGAAATCAAGGCAAAGGTGATTTTTAACGGGCAGACAGAGCTTGACGGGAACTACGTTCAGGAGATCACCGCAACACCGGCGTTTGATTCTTCAGACGGAATCTCCGTCGGCTCCGCCTGTTCCGGGCGGTGCAAAATCCGTATTTACAAGCCGGACGAGCCGTTGCAATTGTCCGGTGGGTACTTTGTTCCGTATATCGGCATCTACGTTCCTGGTGGTGATACAGGCACGACAGCCATTGCCGGTCAGGCTGTGGCCGGTAAGGCAATCGCTGGTGTAAGCACCGCAGCGTCTGGGGTGGAATATGTCCCCCTGGGCCGATACTACATCCCCGCAGACGGCGTGGATAATTTGGCGTACGGTTGGGAAATCACCGGCTACGACCAGATGGCATCCTTGACGGAGCAGTACACCCCGCAAATTGAGTTCCCCGCCACGCCAGACGCTATGCTGACGGACTTGTGTGCGCAAAGCGGCCTGACTCCCGCAACGGTGACTTTCCCAGATATGACAATCGAATCTGTGTTTGAGGGGACCATCCGACAGCAGCTGGGGTGGCTGGCTGGACTGTGCGGACAGTCCGCGCATTTCGACCGGGACGGCAATCTGGTGTTCAAGTGGTACGCAAAGACTACTTTTCAGGTCAGCCGGGACCAACAGTACATGTCCGGCCTGACCCGCACGGCAGACGATCTGTACACGGTATCCAGCCTCACCACCGGAACAGAAGATGAACCCATTACATCCGGCACCGGCTTGGGCATCACATCCACAAACCCATACATGAACCAGGCCGTTGCGGATCTGATTCAGCCGGAGGTAGAGATATCTTTCCAGCCCTGCGACGTAAAATGGCGCTGCGACCCGTCTGTTGAGGTGGGAGACGTTATCCAAGTGGAGGGTGATACCGGCGAATGGCTGGATGTATGTGTTATGGAGCAGGAAATCCACCTGTACGGCGGCCTGTCCTCTACGATGCACAGTTACGCCCCACAAGACGCGGATTACGCCATGGAGAGCCCTACAGAGCAGCGCATTAAGCGGGCTTATGAGGGCCTTACCAAGGCCATGCAAAACGCCACGCAGAAGATCATCGGGGCAAAGGGCGGGTATTATGAACTGACTCTGGACGATCAGGGCTTTCCCATCGGGTGGACCCTGCGAGATACGCCCACCATTACACCCAATACCCGGATGTGGATTATGTCCACCGGTGGTCTGGGATTCTCTAAGGACGGCGGAAATACCATTTCCGGTGTTGCCTTGACCATGGACGGCGAGATCAACGCAAATGTCATCACCGCTGGGCAAATGTCTGCCGAAAGAGTCACCGTCAACGGCCAGACGCTTTCGGATTTTATCGACGCCAGTATCGACGATGACGGCCATCCGGTGCTGCGTATTGGCTCCTCTGCGTCGGAAATCGTGCTGAAAGAGTACAACGACAAAATCGGATTCTACGATACTTCCGGGACCCTTCTGGCGTACTGGAACAACAACAGCTTTGAGCTGGTGGAACTGAGCAAGTTCCGTCTGGGTCCTATGGGCATTGTCGTACAGCCCAACGGTTCCGCGTCCTTCGTGGGGGTGAATTGATGGCGGCGAGTATTTACGGTGCAAAATCTTCCACCGGCTGGCAATTGCGGCTGGATTACAGCGTATCCCAGAGCATCGCGGACAACAAGTCCACACTGTCCCTGACGCTGTACATCTATGACGGCACCGGCGAGAGCTACAACCTGGATGCCAATAGTTGCTATTACACTCTGCAAGGCACCAAGGTGTATAACCCGTACCGGTACAATTCCAAAGGCTGGTACAAGCTGGGCAGCAAGTCCATCACCGTGGCCCATAACAATATGGGCAAGGGATCTGTGGTGCTTTCCGCGGACTGGCACAGTGGGTTTACGTCATCCTACACGCCGTCCAGCCTGACGGTCTCCGGCACAGTCAATCTTCCTGACATCCCCCGGGCATCATCCGTGTCGGCATCCGGACTTGTGCTGGGTTCTGCCGGTACACTTGAAGTGACCCGGGCCGTGAGCACTTTTACGCACACCATCAAACTCAAGTGCGGTTCTGCGGCACAGGTAACTGTGGCGACAAGATCCAGCGCCACGTCCATTCCGTATACGCCGCCATTGGATTGGGCCGCGCAGAATACGTCCGGAATCTCCGTAAACATCGCGGCGGAGATCACCACCTACAACGGGGACACCGTGGTGGGCACCAATACGACCACACTGACGGCATCCATCCCTGCATCGGTAAGACCCACCCTGTCCGTGAGTCTGTCAGACACCTCCGGATATCATCCCACATACGGCTGGGTGCAGGGTAAGAGCACTCTGAAAGCCACGTTTTCCGCTGCTGGGTCTTACGGCAGCACCATCAAGGCCAAGTCCCTGACAATCGGCGGAAAAGCCGCCAGCCCGGACGGGGACAACGTACTTACAGGAAGCGGCACAATGGCCGTTGTAGCCACCGTAACGGACAACAGAGGGCGCACGGCATCTGTTACCCAGAACATCACTGTGAACGCATACAGCGGCCCAGTGGTCCAGGATTTGACCTTTGTGCGCGGCTCTTACGCGAACAGCGTGTGGACGGAAAATTCCATGGGCGCGGACATCAAACTGACGTTCACCCTGTCCCTCCAGCTGGCCGGAAACAAGGCGTCTGTGGAGATCACCGGCGCGTCCACGCTGACCAACCAGACCAGCGGTGCAAAGACCGTGTATTTGGTGTCCTTTGGTACGGACACGACCAGCGTTGTACAGGTCAAAGCTACGGATTCCCTGGGCACCACGGTAACGCGGGAGATCACCATCCCCACCGTTTCGGTCCCGATGAACATGAGTTTTACCCTGCCCGGGGTTTGCTTCGGCGGAGTGGCGGAACACGAAAAGGTGGTAGAGTTCAAATGGCCCATCCGGTATTTGGGGAAAGCTCTATTGGACTACCTCCACCCCGTCGGCAGCATCTACCAGTCCACGGACCCCACATCTCCAGCGGACCTGTTTGGAGGCACCTGGGAGCAGGTAAAGGACCGGTTTCTGCTGGCAGCGGGCGACTCCCACGCGGCTGGCTCTACCGGCGGCGAGGAGGAGCACATCCTGACGGCGGCGGAGATGGCAAACCACACCCACGGCTACGATTACACGGGCCAGAGCGATATCGTCGGCACCGGGGCCATCAAGATCGTGTCTCCCAATGGCACCGCCAACGCGTACACGGGCAAGGCCACGTCCAACTGCGGCGGCCAGGCCCACAACAATATGCCGCCGTACCTGGCCGTGTACACATGGCGCAGGACGGCCTGAATAATGGGCTGACAGCTTGTGCCCGATTTGGGCACCGAAAGGAGTGATCTAATGGCATTTAGCAAGACGATCTTTGTGAACAACCAGACCGTTATTGATGCTGCCACTCTCAACGCCATCCAGGATGAACTAATCCGGGTGGCCGGACTGCTGGGCAAGGACATCCAGTCCGCTGCCATTAACGACAGCGGCCATCTGATTTTGACGCTGACGGATGGCACCACGCTGGACGTTGGCGTTGCCAAGGGCGCACAGGGGCCTAAGGGCACGACCGGCCCGGCTGGCCCGCGAGGCCCTGCCGGTGCACCCGGCCCGCAGGGACCTGCGGGTCATAGCCCGGTGGTGACAGCCACGAAAAGCGGAAAAGTGACCACCATCGAGGTGGATGGGACGGCGATTGCTACCGTAAACGATGGCGCGGATGCAGAGGATACAAGGGTCATCGCCGTGGCCATTCCCGCAGTGGTCAGGGTTCTGACCGGCAGCGAATTCAATATCTACTATGCTAATGTGATATCCCAGCAGAACGCCATGTTCTGGTGCAGCGCAGCAAACGGGCTGACTACAAAGCGGTATGGCGATCATCTGTCTATAACGGCCAACGCACCCGGGACGTATCCACTGCAGTGGAAGGTGTACGACTCCGGCTACAGCCTGTTGGCGAGCGGCACATGCACGATCATCGCCGCAGCCAACAAGGCCGTTACCGCTTCAGCGCTGGTCATCGGCGACAGCACCGTGACCCAGGGCAACTACATCTGTCAAAAGCTCCTGAGCTGTTTCTCAGCCGCCGGAGGAGCACTGACGCTGCTCGGGACCCGGGGCACGGCTCCGGCCAGACATGAGGGACGGGCCGGTTGGAAAGCCTCCGACTACTGCACAAAGGCGGCAGACGGCACATATACAAACCCGTTCTATAACAACGGGTTCGACTTCAGCCACTATATGACCACGCAGGCCTATACCGGCGTGGGCGTGGTGGTTCTCCAACTGGGCATCAACGACATCTTCTATGCCGGACTGGATTCCTTCTCGGCGGCTGCGACAATCGGGTATCTGGATACCATGGTGAACTCCATCCTGAACTATGACAGCAGCATCAAGGTCATCGTTGATCTGCTCACGCCGCCCAACGGGAACCCCTCCGTTTTTACGGAGAAATACGGCACCAGTCAGATTGAGTTCATTTACCGCATGAACACGATCCGCATGTCCAAGGCGCTGATGGAGCACTTTTCCGGCAATATCTCCGTGGCTATCTCGCCCAATAACTGTGTGCTGGATCCGGCTCAGGATATCAACGACGGCGTGCACCCCACGGAGGGCGGCTACGCGAAGCTGGGCCAGATGATCTATGAGACAATGCTGGGTGTGCATAGCGATGACAGCGGCGGCGGTCAGGTGGCTCCCTTGTGGGATATGACCGGTCGGACAGGCGTCCAGTGGCCGGAGTATTCCGATGGAACCGTGGGAAGGTCCTTCAGCACGGATAAGTATTATTATCCGCTATCTTTCTCTGGGACTACTCAGAGTCCGGCCGCTGCGACGATGACGGACTTTGCTGCCGGAACGGATACCCTGGAATTTACGATCCATGCGGGCAGCGCATCAGCATCTCAGCTCTCCGGCTATGGCATTGTTGTCCCGCTGGCGCTGGAAGCCGGAAAAAGCTATACTTTCGCGGCAAAATGCGCCAGTGCAAATAGTGGTGTGAACCTGATGACCTATAACGTAAGCGGCGGCGTATGGACCTACGCGTCCAATGCCAGAGTCTGCTACAGCACCACGGAGCTTTGCTCCGCTTCCATAACCCCGGAGGCCGGGAAGGGGTACGCTATCTGTTTCTCCCAGAAAAGCGGCGGCGTTGGTACGAAAAATGTGTTCAGCCAGATTTCGCTGAAGGAGGCGTGAGCGGCAACCACGTTCCAGCTGCCCAAGGCGCAAAAAAAGGAGGGCGATTAGCCCTCCCGCTTGAGCGCCTGCGTTATCAGGCGCTCGACGTAGTTTGAGATGCTACGGCCCTCCGCTTCTGCGGCGGCCTGGGTCTTCTCTTTTAACTCCGGCGTGAGCCGGATGTACAAGCGCTCTGTCTTGGCCATGACCCTTGTCTCCTTATCCAATGTCAACGTTGCGGCTAATGCGGGGCTGGTCGGGGTGCGCCTCGCTCCATGCATCTGCAAACGCGATGTCTGTAAACTCGATGTCGTCAGCGAGGCGGAGCTTGCCGACAGGGGTGATGGCGTTTGCGACAGTCACGGCGGTCTCTCTGGTCATGGGAGCCAGGTAAAGGGACTTGGCATACTTGACAATGTCCCAGTAGGCACCATCTGCTGCGTCGTCCAGCGTTAGGGTGTCCTCACCGCCAAACATGGCCGCGAGAGGGACGCTTTCGCCGATCCGGGACTGCCAGTCGTCGATGATCTGCATCGGGTCCCCGCCGAGGTTGTATACAAGCAGTCTGGCACTGCCGCTGTGGAGCTGGCCCATTCTCTCGATGATATCCATAATGTTGTCCTTTCCGGCCTTGCGGCCTTCCGTTACTTTTAGCCTGACTATATTGTACGCCTTTTGTGCGTACAAGTCAATCGGCGAAATAGCCAAACATTACACAGAAAATTAAAGCAAAAACACAAATTGAAAGGAGCTATGCACATGAAAGAAAACACGATTAAGGCCGCGCTGGCGGCCGCCCTGGGGGCGCTGTGTGCCTACGGGGTGCAGCTGCTGGTGCCGGTGCTGGTGCTGGTGGTGGTGATGCTGCTGGACTACGCCACCGGCATGACCAAGGCATGGAACGCCGGGGAACTGTCCTCCCGGGTGGGCCTGCGGGGCATCCTGAAGAAGGTGGGCTACTTGGTCATCGTCACCGTGGCCGCTGTGGTAGACTGGCTGCTGCGCTACGGAGCCGACGCCCTGGGCTGGGACTGGCCGGTGGATTTCCTGTTTGCCAGCATTGTCATTATCTGGCTGGTGATCAACGAGCTGCTGTCCATCCTGGAGAATGTGTCGGCCATGGGTGCGCCGGTGCCGGACTTCGTGCAGTCGCTGCTGCAGAAGCTCAAGGGGCACACAGAGCATACCATGGAAGGAGAGGAGGAACGCAATGGCTAAGAAAATCTATATCAGCCCCAGCGACCAGACAGAAAACCGCTACGCCTGGGGCAATACCAACGAGCACGCCCAGTGCCAGAGGATCGCCGAGGCGGAGGCCGCCGCC